GCCTCAGCGTCAAATCCGCTTGCCACAGCCCGCTCAGCAGCAGCAGCTTGCGCGCGAAGGCGAGTAGGCTCGCTATCAATATCAGATAGCTCAGCAAGGTTTGTAAAAAGAGAGTCAGCAAACCCCTCGTAGTCTTCTAGAATCTCTGGGTTCGCAGAAAGCAACGAGGTAAAAGAAGAAAGCTCAGGGGCTTCTGAAAAGAAAGCCCCCAAATCATAGCTGCTTAAAGAGCGAAGCATTCTGCGGGCGCGCGTTGCGGTCTCAGGATTGGATGTATCCATCTGCGTCAGCAAGTATCTTGTTGCCCCGCGAAGCGCCGCTTCTTGAGTGGCAACATCATAATCAGCCAGAACAGACTCAGGAACAATTTGAGCATCAACGGCATCGCGCAGGCCAATGCGCGCACCAGTATCAATAGCTTCTGCCAATCCTGCATATTGAACACCAGAACCAGCGCCGCCAAAAGAAAGAGGCACAGAAGGCCCCGCCTCTAAAGCCAAGGCGCTAACTTCTGATCCAGCTTGAGAGCCAAAAGTAAGGCCGACGCCCAAAGCCTCGCTATCTAAAGCGTCAGTGTATCCTAGGGTTTGCCTAACTTCTCCAAAAGCAGACGGACCCTCAGACGCAACAACCGCTTCAATGCTAGCCAAAGCCTGTCGAGTTGCCCCGCCAGTGCCAGCAGCAAGGGTAGCACGTTGAGCGCGAAGACCCTGAGCGGTCAGAACAGAAACGCCGTTGGCAATGTAGCTCTGCCCAAAGTCCTCAGCCACACCGCGCCACATGCCATCAGCATGTTGGGTCATAGAGGAAATGTAGTTACCCATTGCCTCGGCAAAGAGTGTTGGTGCATCAGGGTTGCCAGCAAATTGCTCAGACAAAATGCGGCCCTGATTGGTAATCTCTTCCTCAATCGACTGAGCATAGCGGGACTCAATGACACGACGATAGGCTTCACTGCCAATGCGCCCCATGCCAGACATCTGCCCCAAAGCGACAGGTGCGCCAGTCTCAGGGTCAATCGAAACAATCTGGCTAGGGTCGGCGGCAAGAGCCATCTCGCGGCCCTGTTGTTGCGCATCCTCAGCCGCAAACCGAAAGGCAGTGTCCGCAATCTGATTGGCACCAGAGACAAGAGCTTGCGCAGAAGCAGACCCTTCATACACTCGCTGAACACCAATGTTCGTGTTGCGAATGCTGGTGCTTTCAAGAAGAACGCGCGGTGCAGAAATAGCCATACTTATCCCCCCGGTCGCATAGTTGGACGCGGACTAGTTGTTGGAGCGAGAGCGGTAGAAGTTGCTGAGGCTGTTGGCATGAAGATAGATTGATAGTTCATGATGGTGCTAGCCGCACTCGTGAACGCACCAATCACAGCGCTACCCCTCAAGTCAGCCGCTCGCCTGCGCTCACTGCCAGCTTGCATCTGATAGTTCAAAGCCTCGGCCTGACGCTGAGACTCCATGCGGTCCAAGTCACGGAATGCAGTCTCACGGTTGCGCTCAAGGAAAGCAGCGACAGACCGATCAGCACCGCCAATGTCTCGACCCATAGAGCCAGCAAGCAATGCGCGATTGACCGACTCGCCCAACTTAAACTCACGGTAACGATCATTCGCAGCTTGGAAAGAGTTGGCATCGTTCTGAGTTTTTTGCGTTTCAATGTTAAACGCATTTAGCTCAGCGGATGCAGCCTGCCCCTGCGCAGCGGCAAAGCTGCCAGCCGCAGATACCGCGCTGCTAATGAGGAAAAGAGCTTGGAACATTAGACTACTACCTCAGTAATCAATCCATTGATCTGCAATGGAAGCGGAGAGTTTTGACTGACAGTAACCTGAGGGTCACGAGCATATCCCAACAAGCGAACTTCTTTTTTTCCGTTTGTCTCACCGCTTATGCGAGACGGGCGACCGTTCACCTTCGCGTCGTAAGAGTCAACAACATCAAGAACCACAGTCGAAATACCACGGAACTCACCAGTCTGAGGGCCGTTGGCAATCACAGCATCAACAGGATTTGTCGTAAGCGTAGCTAAGAAGGCAAAGCCAATCTCCACATTGCCAGTGGTTGCAAGTGAACTGACATCAACCTCACCAGAGGCAACAGTGAATGTTCCTAGATACTGGTTGTCTTTGACCACGCTGACCACTGCACCATCAGCAAAGTCGCCAGTCACAGTCGCCACGCCAGAAGACAGAGCATAAGTCTTGGAGCAATCAAGGGTGCGGTCATAGGTAAACTCACCAAGCACTAGCTCAGCGCCAGCACCAGTATCAATCCAAGCAGAAGCAAAGAGCCTATCGTCCACGGCAACAGCGTCATAGAAATCACCGTCTATGCTAAAGCGGCACCAGCCCGCTCGCTTCTCAGCGCGGTTCGAAGTGAACATTGTGATGCGCCCGCAGTCACAGGGGAACACCGCGTAAGACTCAGCGCCAGCAAAAGCACCATGACACACCGTCATAGACTTGGTGTTGGTCACAAGGTGAGAGGCAATCGTTGAAACCGCAGTGGCAACATAGGCATCCTCAGCGTCAGTGTAGATGTATTCCCTCGCCACACGACCGCCGATCTGAATGAACAAGGTCGCGCCATCAAGAGAGTGAGGCTCAACAAACTCTGAACCATACGGGGTTTGCCTGCGAATCTGAGCGTTGGATGGAGTGATTGCCTGATTGAGATATGTCGGGACGTATAGCTCAGCCGTTGCCGTAAACACTTGAAGGTCGCGGTTAGACCTTAGGTAACGAATCTCATGCACGTCGCTCGTTGCGCCAACCAGATTGATTGAGTCATCATCAGCAGCATTGCCAATGTCAAAGTTATAAAAGCGACCAGACTTGCTAAACCAAAGAGCATCCGGCTGAGCAATGGTTCCACCAAAAACAAGCCTACTTTCATGAAAGCAAACAGCGGCAGGGTATCCTCGAAGCGCAGAGAATGCTTGCTCAGACCAGACTGTAGTAGCCGCACTTGTAACAACCTTGACGTAACCACCCCCATCCTCAGCGGAGCTTGCAGTCCCGCCAGCGGTAAAGGTGTAAGTGTTTTCATCAATTATGTTACCAATGGTTCTGCTGCCATTTAGGTTGCCAGTGTTGATTCCACCAACAGCAGAAGCCTCTTCAAACACAATCGTTTCACCACCAGCAAAGCCGTGATTGATATGCGTAACCTCAACCGTAGCGCTGCCATCAATAGTGCGGAACGGATTAAGCACAGAGAGACGCTGACGCAGAGTTCCGTTGATTGTTCCAGTTGCGGTCGTTGCGTTTGTAACCGAAGTAATCTGAACCTCGGTGTCGTGATACCTAAGAATCACATCGTCGTGCAAACCAGTGGTGTCAAAGTAATCTGTGCTCGTAGTCAGAGTAACAGAGCCAGTTGTTCCGCTTGCGCTTAGCGTCGTGCTTGTCGCGTGAAAGACTGAGTAAGGCTGATAGGTGAGCGCGCTGTCATTGCGCTCGTCAAACGCCATCGGCGTAATCTCAAAGGTAGTCAGACTGGTGCGCACAAGCTGACGCGGCATGAAGAGAGGGTGCGTGATAAACATCACGTCGCCATACTGAGCGTAGTTGTATTCGTGGATGTAGTCGTGATCGAATGGCAAAGCCGCAGCGTTAGTGTCAGCAGTGATTGTGGATGTCAGAGACACAGCGCCAGTTGTTCCGTCGATGATGAACACTCGAACCTGAGCATCCTCAATCGAAACAATGTATTGCTCATTGCCATCAAAGATGAACGGCACCAAGCGAGACTGAAACTTCTTGTCAGTGTTGCGCGTAATGCCAAAGTCATAGATGCGCTCAAGGCCGGGGCGGCGCTTAACGCCACCCTCGGAAAGCATCAGCATGTTTTCAATGCGCTGAGCAGACGCCTGATAGATCGGAGTGTCCGTCCGCATCAAAGTCGAAGGACTCACCTCACCAAAAGCAAAGTTGTTTTGGGGAACGCGAATCTTCTGCATTAGCTGCGTCTTTCGGCAATGAACCTTGAAGTGTGTAGCTTGCGTGTCGTCTGCTGCTGCGAGTCTAGCCGCCGAGCCTGAATCATATTGATCTGAGCCTTCTGCTCCATCATGCCAGACAGTTGAGCATCACGAGCAATAGAAACAGCAAAGACAGCGGCCATCGCATACTCAACAGCCACAGTAAAATATGGAGGCCAGTCAGCTTCATCAGCGCGATAGATGTAGTCAGCAACCAAGACTTCATTCTCGGTAGCGTTGCAGTAAACCTTATCTCCATAAGTATCATACTTAATCGGATAGTCGTTTACCGTCACAGCACTAAGCATCAAGAGGTTGGCCGGAAGCTGGTAAGCCGCATCGAAGCGCCCAGTCGGAGCCGTAACCAAACGGTTTAACTCAGCCTGATCTGTAGCAAAGCGCCATCGAGTGTTGGTCAGAGAGGTTCGAGCAATGTCTTCATACATTGCGTCAGCAACGTCAGCTTGAGCAGACCCGTCGCTAAAAGAAGTTATGCCCTCTTCACCAATTAAGATAAGAGCGCGTGAGCATACTTTGATTGGCGTGTTTGCGGGCATGGCAGATTAGGGGGGCCGAAGCCCCCCTATTCCTTAGTCGCCGTCGGTTTCGGCAATGGCAGTGCCATCCGAAACATCGACTACGCCAGCAGCGTTAGACAACACGTTGACGAGATTAGTCGTCGGGGTGCTAGTGTCAGCCACAATAATGACATCACGAACAGCAAGCATGTTCGAGGCGTCGTTGAAGTAACCAGCAGTGTTGACGTCAGCAATCGCATCCTCAGTGGTATAGAACCAAAGAGAAGCATTCGAAGCGCCACCAATGCGAGTCAGTCCGGCAGGAAGAAAGGCCATTCGTCAGACTCCTTAGTTATTGTCGAGGACTTCGTAGACGCCGTTACTGTCAATGACAGTTGCGCCCATCGACATCATCGACGTTGCAAGGTGCGAAACCTTCTCAGCGACATAGTTCACTTCCGTCTGAACGTCAGCGTTAATGCCAAGGCCAACAGCGGTAGTGTGGTAGGCAAAGTTCTTGCCGCCCGCGACCGCCGAGGTCGAGAAGATTTTGAAGCCCAAGAACTCCTTCATGGTCATACCACCAGCGAAGGGAAGGTTCTGCGGACCAACGTAGTCGGACGATGCAAACTC